GGATTTATCAAATTTATAGATGCCTTGTGTCAATTTATTTGATCTTAGTTCAGAAATTAGCATGATTTAGTTTCCCCTGTGGTTTCGTCAATTGTATAATAACTATATTTAAATGTTGCTGTTGAAGTCATGGTTAAACCTGAACTACTATTATCAGTTGTAGTAAATGATAGTTCACCAACATTTGTTAATATTACGTTATGAAATTTAACACTAAAGATATTCCTATTCCGACTATTATAAATATGAATGTAAGCATCTGTATCATGTGGCATTGCAACATTACATCTGTTTTCATATTCTATTGGGTAACTATGTCCTATTGCGGTTTGATAGAGTGATAACCAGTTATTTAATTGTT